TTATTGGACGCGCATCTTGTTTGGTATGATTACGAATACAGCCAACAATATCTTCTTCACTGATTTGCGCACCTTCTCCAATATAAGGTAATCCTAGCTTAGATTGATGGAACTCTGTTGATGCTGCCTCGTCTCCAACTCCTCTGAAATGTGCTATTACAATATCGCCAGGGCTTACAGTATAAGAATAAAGTTGATTAATATAAAAACTACGATTATTTGGATCACTATCAACCGTAGGATGCCATTTTCCATTTCCCAAAAATAATGGTTTATCGGCATGAGTAATTGGGTGTTTACATTCCTTACATTTTAAATAAGACTCTTTGCATCTTGGGTCGTTCACATGATCCCCGAGAACTTCTACACAATCAGGCCAAACAAATTCTGTCCAACGATTGCAGTGCGGGCACTGAAAAGTCCAGTGCTCTTGTGTCCCCTGTAAATAAAGTTTATGTATGCCATATTTAGGAATTGTAGGTGTTGATATTGACCAAATCCACTTTTCAACATGACCACTTAATCGTTCTAAAGCTAACCAGATTTGTTTCTGGTCCATTTCGTCAACTTCGTCCAGAATCAATGTTGAAACTGGAATTGACTTTAAGTTGCTATCTCCTCGTGAACCACGTATATAAAGATTTACGCCACCCGCTTGTTTAAGTCCTACCGTATTCGTTTCGGTAAAGATTGATTTGAGATATTCGCTGTGCAATAAGGCGGTACTAAAACGAGCTTTACTAAAATCACTAGCATTGATACTTGTTGGCAAAACGTACAAAACATCTTTTTTTAATACATCAATTGTATAAAAAGCTCGATTGATTGCAACTTCTGTTACGCCCATTTGTGCTGCTTTCATAGCAGTATTAAATGGAGCATTTGAATCACTTATTGCTCGACACCATGGATGGTATGTAAATTTATATGGTCCAGGAAAGGGCTCGCCCATTATTCGGCGATATTCTGCCCAACGTGAACATGTAGTTAATGTACGACTACGTAAGCCACTAGAAACCGCCTCTCGAAATTCTTTTACTAAGTCGTCGTTCATTCATTGTTTTGGAGGCTAATTTTACAGGCTCGCGGGCATTCGCCACAGTGCGTTCAGCCTGATAGCCTCATTGTTTTAAGTTTATTTTTCAATTGGAGCAGGTTCTAATAATACAAGAAGACTTAGAAGTAGTTTCAGGATATCAAACCAATGATCCTTTAACCACTGTATAATTGCTTCCCAATTAATGCCTTCCTTAGGCAACCTCTCATAAGTATAATTTTTAACTTCGGCTAATAAATCAGTTCGACCCGTACCATTTAATCTGTTACGAATGGGATGTCGAAGAACTTGCATGAGTTGGTCATACTGTTCTTGAGTTAGTTTACCTTCTCGAAAAGATTCTCTAGCTGCTCGACGGTATAGAACTTTAAATTGCATATGTCACCAAATTCTGTAATCTGAAGATTTTTTTAAAATATTTCGTATCTCTATCTCTGATACAATTCCAATTAATCGTTTGATTTCTTTTTGGTCTTCAAGGATAATTAAAACTGGTATTGAATCAATTTTAAATTGTTTAGCTAATTTTGTATCATTTCTCGTATCAACGGTTTCGATTTGATAGCCATCTTCTGTAAGTTTTTTAATAACTGGCGCCATTTTTTGGCAGGCTGGACATATCTTTGAAGTAAAAAATATTGCTGTCATCTACGAAACCAATCCAATAATCTTTTGCGTGGTTTTTTAATTGTCCCAATAATATCATAATCTGGTATTTTAGATTCAATTGGTTTTGGTGGCAATTTATTGTCTATTTGTTGTTTTAATAATTCACGTAAGATATTTGTTATAGCGACAATTTCTTGGTCCCAATTAATCTTTTCCTCACGTACAAGCTTGAGTAATAACGTTCTGAGCCAAACTATAAATCGACGCCATAATAGGAACATAGTCTATATTGCCAAAGATTGATTAAATTTTAGAAATAAACCATTTTGCCCATAGAATATATAGTCTTGTCTTGGGTACCCAGCATAACATGATATTGCAATAGTATCACCTTGCCGGCACATACGATCTATAACACTGGCATCCGCCCAAAATGATCCATCGGGTTGATTATGTCGTTTTGGACCATCAATCCAAGTTGAACCCCACGAGTTAATTATCAAACCGCCAGGACGATTGGTACTGTCATCTATTCCAGCTAAACACATACTGTGCATCCAAGAATTTCGACTGGGTGCTAGAAATCCATCTTTATCACGTCCACCGCGAGTGGTAAATCCTTGACTGCTCGATAATAGTACAGGATAACCATTGAACACACAATCTCGCGCCTCTTCCCAGCTGCGGGCCAATGTTATACAGCCTACAGGATGTACTTTACATAGTGGTTTTAGCTCTGCCGGTAAATCTTTACCACCTAATTTACGAGCCATATCTCCACTGTAATCAGTAAAATCCCAGTTATCTAGGTATCGCTGCCGTAATAATGGTCCGTATCTTTTTACAAATTCAGCAGCGAAAATACCGTTCATGCCCTGAGAGTAATATTTATGGTAATCTTTGCGTCCGATTTCCCGTCCACCACCATAAATAACTTCGGTGGCAACCGGAGCAACCCAACGTTGTGGTGAATTACGCTTAACAATTTGAGTTGCTGTTAATAAGTCTACTCCTAAACCAAAAGAATGGCTAACACAATCGCCCGTTTCTTGCGCGTGTGGAACCAATGGTTTTCCAGTAACCTGCTCCAAAAACGGCCATAAGAGGGCAATTTGTCCTTTACCAGTTCCTCGAATATCATCGTTTACTTGGCTTAAATAAGGATTCTCAGTATTTTTGACAAAGTAACGCGATACTTCAGGGTCATTAACCCACCCTGCTTCGATAGTTTCTCCTTTATAGGCTATGTCAGCAAAGCTAACCTGCGGTTTTAATAGATTCAGACCACCCAAACCTACTAGTGAGGCGGCCCCGGTCCATTTTAAAAATTCTCTACGATCCATGTATCAACTTTCATTACTTGGACACAATTGATAATCCAACTGAAATTTCGCCCCAAACTTGAGCGTGTTGCTCTGGTGTTACCAATAGTCCTGATTCAGCTTGAGAGCGCATCTCTTTCTGAAGTTGTTCAAGGAATGGGACCCAGATAGCAATTGAATTCCCTAGCGTAGTTTGATTTGCAGTTTTTGTGGCAGCAATTATTTGCTCAGCTGTTGTTAGTTTACCACTTGTAATATCAGCTTGAATAGTAGCAAAACTCACCGATAATTTAGCTGCTTCAGCCTTTTTATTAGGAGAATTAACAAGCTTTGTCCACTCAACAACCTTACCCTTCAAACCTGTAGTAGGATTAACGGGTGTCACAGGGTTTACAGGATTGGCAGGATCACCTGTGCCAACAGTTATAATAACAACTTTTACATCTACATCATTATCATTTGCGCACGCCACTATGAATGTATAAGCTCCAGGAGTTCCAGATGAAAAAACTACTCGCCGCCCATCATCATAGACTTCAAAATCAGTGCCTTCTGGAAGAGCGGTCCACTTAAAAGTCTTACCGGACGATTTTGTGACTTCTAAACGAGCTAATTGTCCAACTTTAACAACTTTTACGCCTTCGACTATAATTTCAGCTTTAGCATTGACAACAGGACCGGGCGTGATATCATAGTTTATAGGAGTTTTTACAGCATACTTATTCCAAAGCACTTGGCAACCTATGCTAATTCCCAGTACAACTACTAGAAAAATTGCAATGTTCTTGATTTTGTCCATATTTACTCCAACAGTAATTAGCAATGTATCCGCCTCTATAAATATTACACCCGTTATAACCCATAAATTGCATAAAATCGCTATTTTTAAATATTATACTTAAGTATTTTTGTCATCAATAAGTGGCCTTTTGGCACCATAATTGCACATAGAAAACTAGCTCAATTATCTCTATTTAGGAGTTTTTATGCGATTTCATATCCTGGGCATCCCTCATACTGTATCATCTAAAGAATTTGTCGCCTGTGCTTACACCCAAAAAGTAGTCAAATTTGCCAAAATGATGACTGAACGAGGGCATACTGTTATCCATTATGGTCACGAAGACTCTGATTTAATATGCTCAGAACATGTGAATGTGCTGTCTAGTCAAGATTGGAAAATCGCTTATGGAGACTATGATTGGAGAAAACATTTTTTTAAGTTTGACTGTAATGACCATGCTTACCAAACTTTTTATAAAAATGCAATCAGAGAGGTTGGTTTACGTAAACAGCCTAATGATTTTATTCTCCCCTTTTGGGGGTATGGTGTAAAACCTATTTGTGACGCCCATCCCGATATAATCTGCGTGGAACCTGGAATTGGGTATGGATCGGGACATTGGGCAAAATATAAGATTTTTGAGTCTTATGCTATTTATAATGCATACTATGGATTAGACTCTGTATTACAATGTAAACAAA